GGTAATGCAGCTGCAGGTGCTTCAACGGTACAACTTAATTTACCAGCAGATGGTATAAAATTTAAAACAAGTATACAAGTTTCATCTACAGTTGCTGGAGCTAATGTAGCAACTATAAATGGTGTAACAGCATTTTTTGCATAATGGAGAAATATGGCTTTATCGGGAACTTCAACTTTTACTTTAACAGTAAATGATGTAATACAAGAAGCTTATGATAGAATAGGTGGTGATCCTATTTTAGGTTATGATGTAAGGTCAGCTAGACGTAGTATGAATATTATGTTTAGTGATTGGGCTAACAGAGGTTATAACCAATGGACTGTAGAATATAAAACTTTAGCAGTTACTACAGGAACTACAGAATATACTTTAGATTATGATACAGTAGATATCATTAATGCAAATCTTCAAATAAGTGATGGAAGCGAATATGCAATGACAGCTTTAGGTCTTAATGACTATGCTGCTATTTCAAATAAAACTACTCAATCTAGACCTACACAATATTATTTACAAAGATTAAATACTCCTGTACTTAAAATTTATCCAGCACCTGATCAAAATTATACTATTACATATTATCGTATGAGAAAAATAGAAGATATTACAGCTTCTACTGTAAGTGGTGTAGAACAAAATATAGATGTACCTTTTAGAGCTTTCGAGTGCATGTGCGCAGGACTTGCTTATTACCTTTCTAAAAAAGAGTAGGAATTGCTCCAACACAACAACAAATGTTAAAAGTAGATTATGAAGAAGCTTATCAACGATTAGTCGCAGGTGATGGTACTCCTTCTACTAGAATTATACCAGTGATTAACAACAGCTTTTATTAATAATGGCTAAGGTTCCAGCTAGTACTAGACCTCATAGAGCACCTTCAAATAAATTTGCGGGAGGTAAATATGCATTAGCAATTTCTGATAGATCAGGTATGTCTTTTCCTTATCAAGAAATGGTATTTGAATGGACAGGAATGTTTGTTCATACTTCAGAGTGGGAACCTAAACAACCACAATTAGATTTAACTTATTTTACTGATGCACAAACTTTACAAAATGCTAGACCGCAAGCTAATATAAGTGCAACACAGGCAGCACGAACAGGAGGTGGATTACCTGGCTCTTATACAGGAGGTGTTCCTAATCAAGTAACTGCTTTACCTGGATTTGAAAATACTTCTGGTAATTCTGTATATGTTGGAGTTGCAACTATTCCAACTACTTGGTATACAAACAACACAAATTTGTTACAGATAGGATTAGGAAGTGTTACTGTTGTAACATGATAAAAAATAAAAATTAAAAGTAATGATTGGAACACCTTGTTACGGTGGTCAATTATCAGAAGCTTATTTACATGGAATAATGGATTTAACCAGAGTAGCTGCTCAAAATAATTTTCAAAGTTAATTTAAATACTAATTGGTAAATGAAAAGTTTAATTACAAGAGCTAGAAAATACTTTAGTAAGTCAGTTTTTAGATGCTGATAAAAGAAGATTCAGATAGTTTTACTCATTTAATGTTTATTGATGCAGATATAGGATTTAGAGGAGAAGCTGTAAGACGTGTTTTAGAATCAGGTTATGATATAGCTTGTGGAATATATCCTAGAAAAGACTATTGAATGGGATAAAGTTCCTGACTTAATTAAAGTAAGTGAAGAAAATTTAGAACAAAGAGCTTTTAGGTTATAATTTAAATTTTGCAAATCCAGAAAATATTAAAGTAGAAAGAGGTTTTTCAGAAGTAATGGATGCTGCTACTGGATTTATGTGTATTAAAAAAGAAGTTTTTCGTAAAATGATTGAAGCTTATCCTAATCTTAAATATACTAGTGATCAAATTATTAATGGTAAAAGATATGGTAGTGACAATTGTTATGCACTTTTTGACTGTATTATTGATGAAAAAAGTAATAGATATCTATCAGAGGATTATGCTTTTTGTAGATTATGGCAAAAATAGGTGGTAAGATACATGCTGATCTTCAAAGTCCTTTAACGCACTATGGAACTTATCCATTTGCAGGACACGTTTGGACTAAATTTAAAGTTGATGAGGTAATTAAAGATGGCAATGACATACAGCAGTCTAAAGACTGATATACAAACATGGGCTGAAAATACAGGAACAGATTTTACTAGCCAATTAGATACTTTTATAGATAATACATTTGATTCTTTATCAAGAGATATAGACCCTATTGGATTTAACGAAAATGTAACTACTACAGCAGTAGCTGGAGATAGATTTGTAAATCTTCCTACTTCTATCGAGCCTATGTTATTTAATTATTTAACCCTTACTGTAGGCTCTAATGTAAGTTATTTAGAATTAAAACTTTAGCTTTTGTCAAGAATATTGGCCTGATTCTTCTCTTCAAGATCAACCTAAATATTTTCTAATTTTGATGATGATCGAGTATATTTAGCTCCTACTCCAGATCAAGCTTATACTTTAAAACTAGGATATCAAGGAAAATTAATCCTTTATCTAATACTAATACTACCAACTGGTACACTGAAAATATTTCAGATGTTTTATTATTTGGCTGTTTAGCTCAAGCAAATCTCTTTACAAAGAACATAGAAGATTATACTATATACACAAATTTGTATAATACAAGAGTTGCTACTGTTAACAATGAAGCCCGTAGAAGAAGAAGAACGGACTATAAGTTTCCAGGTAGCCCTGTTGGTACAAACACATTAACTGGAGGACAATAATATGGCAATAACACAAGCGATTTGCACAGTATTCAAACAAGACTTGATGTCGCCTGGTGGAAACCTTGCAGCACTCACTTTAAAATGTGCTTTGTATGATAACACAGCAACATTAAGTGCATCATCAACGGCATATGCAACAGCAAATGAAATATCATCATCTGGAACTAATTATATTACAGGTGGAAATGTATTAACTAATGTAGCAATTTCTGTAGATGGAACTACTGCAATTTTTGATGCTGATAATGTTACATTTGCAAATGCAACAATTTCTGCTCAAGCAGCATTTATTATATAATGCGAACAATGCAAATTCTGCAATTGCAATTCTAGATTTTGGAGGAGTTAAAACTTCTACAAATGGAACTTTTGAATTACAATTTCCTACTGCAAACGCATCTGCTGGCTTAATCAGAATAGCATAAGGAGAAAATCCTTATGAGTGCTAGTGTAGGATATGGAAGACTAGGCTATAATGTAGGTGCATGGAATACATCTCCTGATACCGTTGCTGTAATTAATAGTCAACTAATTCAATCATCACTTAATTGGGGTGAAGGTTGGGGTAGAGAATCATGGAGTGAAGGTGCCTGGAATAGTCCTATCGGATTAGTACTTGTAGGTAATGGTGCAATATTTTCTACTACAGGTCAACAAGCAACTATTTCTTTAGCTAATGTAATTACAACAGCTGCTACTACAAATCTTATTACAGGTCAACAATCAAATATTTCTTTAGCTAATGTAATTACAACAGCTGATACTATAAATTTAATTACAGGTCAACAAGCAACAGGATATATTGGAACTTATTCAATAGCAGCCGATGGAACTATGACTATTGTAGTTCCTGAATTTACAATGACTTCTAGTTTAGGTAATGTTACAACTGGAACATCTAATTTAATGAATATAACTGGTCAAGGAATAACTATTTCTTTATCTAGTGTTACAACTACTACTGAAAACTTTATTTCTGTTACTGGAATTAATGCTAATGCTAATGTAAGTTCTACTGGAATTAGTACTGAACAATTTTTAAGTATGACAGGTCAAGAAATGACTATGGCTTTAGCTACTATTATACCTAATTCTAATAATAATATAAGTATGACAGGTCTTCAAGCTAATGTAATACCTGTAGATTTAAGATTTTGGGATCCAATTATTGATGCAAATACTGAAATTTGGACTAATATTTAGTGTACAAACAATACAAATATATATTATTTACAAAAAAAATAATAAAGTATAAATAACTATGTCATCTTATACAACTAGATTAAAATTAGGAAACAAGTTCAGGCGAGAACTCAGGTAACTGGGGAAATTTGTAAATTATGTTTTTAATAGAATTGATAGTACAGTAAGAGGATATGTTGCTGTAAGTGTTGCAGGTTCTGCTAATGTAACTTTAGTATCTAATACTCAACTACAAATACATCTGAAAGTGCTGATGATCAAGTTCATAATAAAGTAATAGAATTTACAGGAGCTTTAGGTGCTGCTATAAATGTATTTACTGATGCTGTAGAAGGTGATTATACTTTATTTAATAATACTTCAGGAGCTTACACTTTAACTTTTGCTAATACAGGTCATGCTGCTAATGGTGTAGTTATTACTCAAGGTACTAAATCAATAGTATATACAGATGGCTCTACTATTTATGATGTTGGAGCTGATCTAGGTGCTGTTGGAGTAAATTCTTTAACTTCAACTGGTAATGTAAATTTATTAGCTACCAGTTCTTTAGTGTTACAAGATAGTTCTGGTGGAGAATATGCTGCTTTAAAAGCAAGTGCAACTACAACAAGGTTATACTTTAACTTTACCAGCAGCAACAGGTACAGCAGATCAAGTATTAACAACTAATGGTTCAGGTGTTTTATCTTTTGTAGATAATACAGGTGGAACAGATTGGCAAACAGTCAAGACTACAGGTTTTACAGCAGTCGCAGGAGAAGGGTATTTTTGTGATACAACAAGTAGCTGCTTTTACTTTAACTTTACCAGCAGGAACTTTAGGTGATGAAATATCTTTTATAGATTATGCAGGAACATTTGACACTAATGTCTTTAACAGTTAGTCCCCCAATGGAGCAGAAAAATTCAAGGTGTTGCAGCAAGTTTAACAGTTTCAGTAGAAAGAGACAGCAAACTACTTTGGTTCTATACAGATGGAACTCAAG